GACCAAGATTAAATCCAGTGTCAGCTTTCATTCTAGTGATAGGAACGTTTAGTGCCTGATATAATTTATTCTGAAAGTAATTGATATCATCAATTTGACCAAGCGTCTGTCCACCAGGAAGCGTAGTGATCTCAGTACCCTTACCGCCTTCGCGACGTGGCATCCAGAAATCTTCAAGCATCGACATGTGTTTTTTATCGTCACGCACTTCACCAGTGGTGGCGTCGTATACGATTTTATTTCTGAACCGATTCATCATGTCATTGACGTATTGCTCAGCCTTAACTTTAGGCAAGTTACCAACGTCAATATAGAATACTCTGCGCTCTGGCGCTCTTGAAATACGGTAGATAACTAATGAGTCTTCAACCAACTTCAATTGGTTCACTGGCTTAATAGCCTTATGAAGATGCGACAACATCATACCCGTATTAGTATCAACGATTCCAGATGGACAAAACACAACTGAATCTAATGACATTTTAATACCGGCAGTGGTCTGCTCAGTAATACCCTTATCATTGAAGAGATAATATTCTTCAACTTTCTTTACAATCTCAACACCCTTGTCTGTCTTTTCTTTAGTGATGTTTTTAATCTTACGAATCTTTCTTGGATCAATTGGACGCATCTCAATGATACCATCAGTCACTTTATTTTGATCTATCATCACATGATAGTAAAGGCGACCATCAACATACCAAGTTTTAAAGATATCATGACCACGTTCTTCAACTCTTAATAACCGGAGAACGTTAGTAAACTCTTCTCGGATTTTAGTTTTGATTGCTTCTGATACTTTTAAATCATCGAGTACGATTTCAACGGGTTGTTTATCGTCTTCAGCAATAAGTGCTTCATTGACAATATCTTCCACCGCTGAATCGCAATCTGCATATCCAGCAATTTCTCTGTATCTACGGATTAAATCATTCTCATTTTTAATGATACCCTCAACGTCAAGAACCATACCATAGTAGGCTCCTGCGTTGATGGATGATAATACGGTCGATCCGTCATCGGCTGCAGGAGGCACAACGGATTGCGCCTTGTCCTGTTTGCCTTGTTTCTTCTTAATTTCGATACCAAAGAAATTCATATTATAGTATTCTCAAAAATTATAACGTGATAGGGAACGTACCGATTGGTGTATTGATACTTGTATTCACACCAAACGCACCCTGCTGAGCTGTGTCTGATTCCCAAAAATTGTATTGGAATTCAACATCAAACTGTTCGATCTGTCCACCCTGATCATAATCAAGAGCGATAGCCCCGACTTGAGTAGGATAGGCGTCAACGAATTTATATGTCTTAAGAATAGCACCGTTGCGATCCAACTGACTGACCGACAAGTCAACCTGATAGTCACGTGGGTTAACTAAACCAGTGGTTGCGTTCAGTGCCTGAATACCGTTAGACCATTGCTCCAATGCGTTACGAATACCAAATGACGTATCGTTATAAACCGAGATACCCCAAGGTTGGAATGTACGCTCACCAGCAAAATTCACTGGGCGTCCGCGATATTGAACTTCAATATTAGCGAGGGTTGACGCTGGAAGTTGAGCTGACTTACAGAGAAACTGAGCTTCCTGTCCAGCAACAATACCACCACCAACGAAAGCTGGGAATGTTAAATTAACTAAAAATTGGTTTGCTCGAGCACCGCCACCAATCATAAATGCTTTGAAATCTGAAATACGTGCCATTTGTAATTCTCCTTATACTTTATTTATTAGGAATTGCGGGGACGTTTAAATCCCCGCTATTCATTAACCGCCGATTTCTTCAAACGCGATACCAGATCTGGCAGCGATGAAGTTCAGCGTAATATAGTTGATGGAGTAGTTCGGCTTGATGTAAATATCAGCAACGAAGTTATTTGAAGAAATAACCTGATCAGTGTTGTTTGATTCATTACACACAACGCGGAAATCTGTAACTCCACGACGACCCTGAACGTCACGCAAGAAAGGCTCAACTAAGTTCTTGAACTGCGCACGAGTAAACCCGTCGTTGAATTCAAACAGTTGATACTTACCAGCAGTCGCAATCGCTTTTTCCAACACGATAAACAAACGACGAACGTTGATACGATCAAAGGCACTTGGACGATCTTGTAAAGTCTTGTCGCCAAACAGAACAGTACCCATTCCTGGGAATGATACCACTGGGTTAATTCCAGCTTGATAAAGCGCATCACGATCTGTTTTGTTAGGGTTGAATGCCAATTTGATGGCATGCTTAACCTGACCACGATTCATACCACCAGGAGAATACCAAGTATCAGCCGATGAGTCTGTTCTTGCGCAGATACCAGCTGTATCGCCATTCAATGGAACCCAACGGTACACGTCGTTGAAACGGTCATATTGATATTTGAAACCAGAATCCAAGGCAGCGTACGAACCAACCGTTCCACCAGGAAGTGCGTTACGATAAGCAATCATTTGATCCGTTGCGGCAGAATTCGTACCAGTAATATATGCGCCAGTGCTAACGTTCTGAACTGAGGCGAATACCATACAATCTAAACGCACAGCGGCAACGTTTTCTATAACATATTTAGCCACTGTTGCTGAAACCGCACCAACTGGAATCAAACTAATATCAAACTGTTCTGAGTTCGCAAACAACTGGAAAGCTGTCATCAAGTTAGCGTCAACGGCAGCCATATCATCAACACCGCCTGAAAGCGTACTTGCGATTGGACTACCTGCAGTAGTAAGAACGAAGGTTGTATTTCGTGCAGTAGTACCCCAGTTAGTTCCGACTGTAGGATGCTTCAACCACCAGATATAATTTGAGGTGTTATTGATAACGGTTTTGTAATAGTTGTTAGTACCGTTCGACAAACGAGCGTCAGAAGCCTTAGAAACGAAAGCGAATTTCTCTAACACTGTACCAACAGTACCTGTCCAAAGACCGAGAGCATCGATGACGATAACGTGCATTTCGTCGTTAGAACCAGAAACAGAAGTAGCGTATGACGATTTATCTGGAGCAGCGTTGAATTGACTCTTATATTCCCAAGTAGCATATGAAGCTGAGTCAGCCATAGAAACTTTAATTGAGTTACCAAGCACACCTGGATATTTCGCAGCCCATTCGCCGTTCAGTGTAGCAACACCGCCGAGGTACGAAGTTTCGTAGTCAGTGATATTGTTAATTTTAATGCCCTGATTGGTCGCTGTTAAATTACAAGTAACTAGTCCAACAACTTCAGGGCCAGCATCAGAGTCGGTAATAGTTACAGCTACAGTTCCTGTGTATCCACTTCCAGGATTAGTGATTGTAACAGTAGGAACACCGTTAGCATCAACGCTAGAAACATAGGCTGTAGCCTGAACGCCACCAGCTGGAGGAGCTGGGATATTCACGGTTGATGTAGCAACAGCGTAACCAGTACCCGTAGACGTGATACTTTCAATACTTTTGGTTGGTGTAGTTACAGCGTTACGTGCGAGGTTGGCGTTTGCACGAACAACTTTAAGGTTGTTTGTATACGACAAGAAGTTCGAAGCTGTGAAAAATGAAGTGAAGTTCAAATCGGTAGGTTTACCGAAAATATTAACTAAATCATTTTCAGAAGAAACGGTTACAGGATAAAGCACTGGTCCCCATGAAAACATGCCAGCAAATGCGCCAGCCGAAGTAGAAACTGCTGGAATGATTGACGAGTAATCTTTTTCGATTACGGCAACCCCAGGTGATAGTTGAAATGGCATATTAAATCTCCTTAATGCATTGACATGTTATGAATTTTGTACACTACAATTTATTTATAATTTTCGAGTTTTCAGAAGTTCAATAAAGGAGGCTCTATTTCAGGCGATCCGTCATTAAACCAACCCAACGGGGTCATGTGTTCTTCAATCTCGCGTATGTGTTGCTTATACATCATTTCTCTTAGGTTCACATTATTCAAATCCTTGAAATATGGATTCGTAGTCAACCAAGCAAATAATACTAACGTCATTACTAAATCGTCATGATATCCATCATCAGCTGAATATGATCCACGCTTTTCTATGAATGTGGATATCTCAGAAATCGTATCTACGTCGTTGATCAGTAACTTACCTTCTTCGACCAGCGACTTAAAATTATGGCAACCGATACGTTTGACTTTCTTATCAGTCATAACGCCCAGTTGTGTCTTGCCTCCACCAAATCCGCCCGAGGCAACCTGACCCTTAACGCCCCTTGATATGAATAGAATATTCTCATATTCCAACTCATCATGAAGAATCGAAGCCACCTGCTCTGACTTATTTATTTCAACAAGAACATAAGCCTCATTATATTCTCCGGCAATCTTATGGATTACGTTTGGATATAACATGGGGCTTATCTTGTTGCTTCTATATTTAGCTGCCATTTTATATGGTATCTCAGTGATATCAATAACAGTAAATGCGGAATAATCTCCACCAACGCCTTCTGCCGTATCGGCCACTAGAACGTAAGTGTTACCCTTTTCGATTAACTCACCCGCTGAATTTTTAACGGGTTTCACTGGCGCTCTTATTACGTCAAGTCCATCTTTACTATAGACGTAATTCATTGGAATCATTGTACCAAACGCCTCGGCATTGATAAGCGTAAGAGAAGAACCTAAGAAGTTACATTCAACCTCTTGAGTAAATTTAAGATCACCAAGCAACTGACGTTGAGCCTTCGCCCAATTCTCATCTCTATTAGGATGATCTTGCCATCTTACTCTTAGCGGTATAAATCCATTTGTCTTATCTTCTGCGCCCTGCCAATATCTCCAGAAGTGATTGTATCCTAGTGGAGTAGACGTTAATACAACCTTTGTAGTTGTACCGGAAGAAATCGTAGGGTAAGTTGACGCAAAGAAGTCATCGGCCACGGTATTAGGTATAATGGCGCACTCATCCACATACAAGAAGTTTACCGAGCGTCCGCGGATACCAGCTGCCGTGGTGGCTGAGGCAAACACCTTTGATCTATTCTCAAGTTCAATATCGCCCTTGTTCCAAGTCTTGACGCCCTGCTGAAGCCAGTCGGGTAAAGTTTCGTACATCATCTGATAACGATTCAAAACTTC